TTGTCTGCGTCAGCCGGAGCGTCGAGGTCTTCGGTGAGTTTGACGTACCAGAACTGATTAGGACTGAGCTGCTGTGGGTAGAACTCGGACAGAGCGTCCCCGCTGCGTTGAACCAGGTCCACCGCTTCGAGTATGTTTTCGGCTTGAGCCTCACCAAAATATACGCCGTCTTCTTCCGTCATGATCAGCTAAACCCGTATCCTGAGAAAGTGGTGCGTTGTGGGTGTTGGTACTTCCGGAAGTGAGCGTCGGACAGGTCCACGGTATCACTGACGGGCAGCAATGAAGTGTTGCTTGAGAAGTACTTCTCGTAGTCGTTGGCTCCGGAGCCTTGCACGAACTTGAGCAGTTGCGGGGTAGTCACGTTAGCCAGTTTGAGCTCAGGTCCCGCCGGCTTCTGGGCGACAGACAGCGTGGAAGTAGGATCAGGTGTGGCGGCCGCGTCATAGGTGCGAATATAGAAACCCCGGTTCAGCAGGTCCAGATCCCACAGGTCGTCCTTCAGCATAAACGTGTACTGGACAGAACGAAACTGGAATCCCTGGTCCCGTTTCCATGGGCTAATCTTTATGTCGCTCACGAGAGCGGCGTCCGCTGCGACGGCGATGCCGTCGAGAGTGATCGCATCCGAGTTCACGCTCCCCACGAAAGACAGGATAGACGCGGGAGTAGACAGCTCGTTCCGGGTGTAGTTCAACACCGGCAAGTACTTCGTCTCAGTGGAATTGATGGGCTCGCCCGCAGTGGTTGCTGTCATCTGCGAGTTGGTGGTGTACGTCGTACCACCGTCGTCTGAGACCGGGGAAGGACGCCGTGGCATCTTGATGGACTTGAAGGACCAACCCTTCCTCGCAATCGTGGAGTCCACGTACTCGTTGACGTTGTAGTTTGCGTCGCCTGACTGGTCAGCTATGGCGGACTGACCCGAAGTGTACACCAAGGGAAAGTGCCACTTGGACTTGTCCTTCTCTAGTTGAGTAGCTTGGCCTATCGTTTGAAAACGTAAGCCTGAGTTCTCCGGGTGTTCATCCCCGATAGCCGGGAACAAAGCATCACCAACGAAGAAGAGAGGATCGGACGTAACGGTGCCACCGGGATCTGCAGGCAGGTCCGTCCACACCTCCAGCAGCTCGTTTACCGTGTACACTCCCTCCTCGAAGGACACGCTTCGCTGCTCTCGCTGCCAGCGGACTTCTGTTATTGAGATTACCATCAGTTCTTCTTCTTCAGGTTGAGTTGTTTGATGCCTTTGATTGCGGCTTCGACCTTCTTGATGTTCTCGGACACCTGTTGCATCTCAGCCACCAGCGGTTCCTGCATCGTGGCCTGCATGCCATCTACGAGGGCCTGGTTCAGTATTCCTTGAGCTTCGGCAGAACCCGCGGTTACTCCGGATTGCACTTGGGGCACTTCCGCCGTAGCCTTGATCTGCTCCTTCAACTCTTTCTTTCTTTGTTCGGCTTTCTCTTTCAGTCTCTCCTGCCGATGTACCTGGTTAAGTAGCGAGAGGGCTTCCCTCTTCTTCTCTACCGTGATCGTCTCCAGTTTCACTGCCCGATCCAGGGACTCTGTGTACTTCTGGTGTTCCCGAGTCCGCCTCTCTTCCTCTGACTCCTCGGCTCCGGCTCTCTCCTTCGCTTTAGACAAAAGGTCATCCGCTTTCTGCAGAGACTCCGCCCCCTTTGCTTCCAGTGAAGCCACTGTCTTCTTTGCCTCTACCATCTGCTTCGTTCTGTCCAGTATGTCTTTTTCTATACTCAGACGGCGTTCGGCCTCTACCCCTCCCCTGTCTGCCTGTTTGATCTTCGCTTTTATGTCTGCGTCGAGCCTGCTCACTTTCTCTCGGTTAGCGACCAGCTGCTCCCTGAGAGAAAGTTCCTCCTTCAGACTCTGTCGAACGACGTCAGCTTCGTGCCTCATCGCGTCTACGCTTACCTTCAGTTTCTCGGCTTCCTGCTTCTTACGCTGTGCTGCCACCATCTCCCCCGTAGCTATGCGGGACTCAGAGTTAGCTACCTCCTGCCTCTTCTTTTCCAGCTCTATCTCAAGTGCAGACTTTCCCCGGGTCGCGGCTTCGGCTCTTGCGTTAATGCCGTCTAACTCTTTCTGAGCAGCACGGTTCCTCTCTTGCAAGTCCAGGGCTACTGCCGCTCCTCGGTCTCCGCCACCCGCTAACTTATTCGCGAGGAACTGCTGCTTGTCTCCTGTAGCCGCCAGTTCGGCTTCCACTGCTTCCTTCCTCTTTGCGTCTTTCTCCAGCTGCACTTTGGCCTCTATGGCCTGTAGTTCCTGGTGGTGCTCTCGTAGAGCCTGCTTCTCGTCGGCCAGTCCCTCTTTCAGCCGAGTTGAACTCTTCTCCGCTTTCAATTCGGCCAGCTTTTTACTCTGCTCGTACGCCGCCCGCTGGGCATCACTCACCGCTTTAATAGACTTAGCAAGAGCCTCGTTGTCCTTCTCAAGCTCCTTGGCACCGAAGCCCAAGGCGGAGAAAGCCTTCTCCAGTGCTCCTGTCTGTAAGAGCAACTGAGTTACGGCCACTCCGATAGACGTGAATATCAGAGTCATCGGATTACGGGCCAGGACCCCAACCATCGCAGTTAAGTTGTTGGACATCGCCCCCACGGCCCCTGCCAGTCCACGAGTGCCCATCTGCGAAGCACCATCTTCGATCATGAAGCCGAACTGTTGCATGGCGAAATTCATTCGCCCGACGCCACCGGCAATGTTGTTGGCATGACGAACGGACTGCACCATTTGCTGATTGTTAATCCGCCGGAACGTGGCCTCTTGCTCCCTGGCCTGCTCGTTTGTCAGTCGTCCCAGGCGAACCAGTTCCCGAAGACGCTGTATGTGCTCATTCAACCTCTGGGTGTATTGTCTTGCTACTTGATGAGCCCGGCTCCCTGCGTCCGCCTGTTGGTTCACGCTAGCCGCTACCTGCTGTTCCAAGGTACGACCTCTCTCCAACTGGGCATGCCCTTGCCCCTGCAGCTGCAACTGTCTCTCCCTCAGGTCTGCTCCGCGGACTCTCTCTGCATTACTCTGCGTCTCCAGCCTAGCCAGTTCTTCGGCGTTACCTACCGACCGTCTCATCCGGGCGTTGAGGTCTGCCATAAGGCGGTCAGATTGTCGTATCTCCGCACTTACCTGTCGGTATTCCCTGACGGTCTGCGTGAGCGAGGGGGGAGGCTGTAGCCGGGTACGAGCAGCACGCTGCCTCTCTGCGACCATCCGCCGATGGTCTTCAGTGGTTCTCCTCTGGGTTCTGCTCTCCTGTTCCAGGAGCGAATTCATCTGCTGCTGGTTAGCCGCTATCTTGGTGGCAGTTTCACTTCTTTGGTCTACCGACATACGCAGCTGTGTGTCCAGCTGTAGCCGCTCGGAGGCCAAAGCCTGCAGTCGTTCTGATATCTCTATCTGCCTTGAACCCGGTAGATTAGGGTTCTCCCTTTCTGCCGACAGCGTGCTCATCTCGCCACCGATGGCTGTTATGCGGTTGGCTACGTCTTCCCGGGCCTGCTGTTCAGAGAGAAGTCGGATCTCTGTCCGCAGTCTCATCAGCCGGGACATCTCCCGGTCCTCGTCTATCACTTGGAGGGCGACGGCGTCGCGGGATCGCACAGAAGCCTGACGAGACAACTGGGACAGAGTTCCTGCGAGGTTCGCTGCGGCAGCCTGCTCGGCGTGCAGTGCTTCCGTAGCTGCGTTAGCTGAAGTGCGTATGCCTCGGTTTGCTCCGCCCATTCGACGCGAGGACTGAGCCAGGTTTGATATCTGAGTGGAGGTGGCCATCACACGGAGGCCGAGCACCTCTATCAACTGCTCCAGTCGTCCCAACCCAGATTCCGCGTCGCGACCCGCGGAAGACACGTTAGCAAACGCGGTGACGAGTATCCCCCCAGCGGTCTGAGCCAATCGCCCCACACCCCCGATGGACTCCTCAATGGAGCCCATGAGTCTCTGGTTGTCGCCAACAAAGCCAATAGACAGTGTTGAAAGGGTATTACTCACGGCTTCCTCGCTTCGGCGTAGCTGTTAGGGGTAGTCGTAGTGTAACCCACAGGGCAGAAATCAGGCATACCCGCGTGCAAAATCCCTCGGATCACTCCACGAACTTGGTCCCCATCAGCTTTGCTACGCCCTTCAGACCGGTCAGTAGGTCTTCGTCGCTCATCTCCTTGCGGAGATGGGTTGGGTTGGTGAACTCCGCGATCATCCACTGTAGCACTTGACGTGCGTCTACTTTGGTGTACTGAGTAGCAACGGAGAAAGCCTGAGGCAGCCACCCAGGCATACCGTCAAGGAGGAAGGACTGCCACTGCTCCTCGAACTCGGTAGCAGTCTGCAAGTTCCTCAGTTCGGCGAGCGTCACTCCCCGCTGATTCGCTAAGTAGAGGGCGAATCTTCTTCTGGGCTGCTCTGCGAGTTTTTTGCCAGGGCTTCCTGATCTACCTTACGCATTTTACTGATGCGATAAGCCGCGGAAGCCAGTCGATCCTTCACGTGGTTGGGCATCTCACCAAGGGCCGTGTGCGACTTGAAGTCGTGCGGCTTAAACACTCGGTCTCCTCCCTGGTCCACGAGAGATAGAGCTACTACCAGCTGCGACGGAGACCCGTACTTACCTTGCAAGGTGGGGTCCTCCAGCATCTCTTCGAAGCACTTGTTCCACAGGTCCATCAGAGTGCCGTTCAACTCTTTGAGGTGAACGGGGAAGTCCGTCTTGCCGTCCTCCGATAACTCGGGGCAATTGACGTCTTCAGTGACGAGAGCCTTCCCGGCCTTCTTGAGGACGGAGAGAAACTGATTGGCAGTGTACGACATTTGAATTGGTGTCCTGGTGTTGGAGGTTTAGCTTGCGGCAGAGAGGAGATTAGATGTCGACGCCGGCGGTCCACGTAGGTTCGCCGTTGACGATGAGAGTGACAGATCCAGTTATCAACCCGTCGTGCGGGATGGCTGCATCAAACTTACTTGCGAAACCCGTGAAGACCCAGGTGGCTCCGGCCGACTGAGTCGACAACTGAGCAAACTGGAGCGTGATGGTTTCTTCGGCAGCAGCGATGGGCAGGTCGTTCGCATCCGGATCGAATACGATATCGAGTTGCAAGTCGCCAACTGTGGCTAGATCGCCGGGACACATTTCCTTGAAATGCAGACCGGTGAAAGGTGCGGTAACGGAGGCGGACGTACCCATGTGAGTGCCGTCAAGCGTTTCACGCTCGACACTCAAATCGGTATAACCCTTGACGCGAGCGGTGAACCCGCTGGTGCCAAAGGTGATCGTGGTTCCGATACCACTTCTTACTTCTGCGACGGACATTCTGGTGGTCCTTTACGAAAAGTTGAACACTTCTTTCCCCGTGTCTTCCGCCACGGGCTCCCGACAAACGGCGGCCGTAACTATGATGAGTCAGGATGAATCAAGTGAGCGGAGGGCTTACGAACCTGCGGTCCAGGTTGGTTCGCCGTTGACTACGAGTGTGATCGACCCAGTGATCATTCCGTCATGCGGAACTGCTGCGTCGAACTTACTGATGAAACCGGTGAAGACCCAACTGGCCCCAGTTGATTGAGCACCAACAGTGGTGAACTGGAGGGTGATGACTTCTTCGGCTGCAGCGACCGGCAGGTCGTTCGCATCCGGATCAAATACGATGTCCAGCTGCAGGTCACCGACTGTCGCCAAATCGCCGGGACACATTTCCTTGAAATGCAGACCGGTGAATGGTGAAGTGGTCGAAGCTGCCGTACCCATGTGAGTGCCATCAAGCGTTTCACGCTCGACACTCAGGTCCGTGTAGCCTTTGACGCGAGCCGTGAATGAGGACGTGGCGAAGGCAATCGTTGTGCCTATACCACTGCGTACTTCTGTGCTTGACATTACTTCAGGTTCCTGTTGAGAGGGCCGGCTGGATCAGGCTGTTCAGCATCTGCTGCATGGCCTCGACCCGACCATTCGTATGGTTGAGGGAGTCTATGACGGTGTCGAGCTTGGAGTCCGACTCGTCCTGGTGGATGAACGGTTTCCCGTCAACCTCGATGATTTCGGCGACATCAAGTTCCGTGACGTTTCCGTCACGCAGCCTGAGCTTAACGCGAGTGGTTTCGTTCATAACTGGGTCTCGGTTTCACGGCTAAGTGGTCCCCTCAGTGTACTGCCTAAGGGGTAGGAGACGAAGAGGCAGCCGGAGATTTTCAGTAAACGACCTACAGACTACCCATCAAATCCAGTGTAGACTCCATCTTGTAGATATTGACATCAGTGCCGTCCTGCGGCGTAGTGCTGACGTCCCGCGGCTCATCGAGGAAGGAATGCTCGATCCAGAAGTCATTCATCTGGTAGTGATTGATCTCCAGGGCGACGTCCAAAGCCAGGAAAAGCTGCCGGACAGCCAGTTTGCCGGGGGCAGTCACCGTGATGGTGAAACTGGGCTCTCGCGTCCCACTGAACCCTCCCATGTCTCGGTCCTTGGTTCCACCGTCCTCCTCCAGGATGATGTACGTGTCCCCGATGTTCACCAGTTTGCCGGACGCATTGCGTACCTGATCGGGGACAGCCTCCGCGAAGATATGCAGAGGGTCTGTAGTGATCAGCGGAGTGATGCTGGCGTGAGCCCCGAGGTACGCGAGAAGGTCATCTGTTATGTATGCCACGGTTATCTTCCTCGGGCTATTGTCTTGTTGAATCTGGCGGACATCTGGTTGAGGAGGGGCTCCCAGCGTTCCTTCAGCAGCTTAGGTGCATGCCCGCGAAAGTAGCCTTCCATCTCGATGGCCGTTGGGCCTGCAAAGGGGTAAGCCTTCGCGACGATGGGGCCGCCGTGGCCGCGTTCCACCAGGTGAGCGTAGTTACTCGGGCGAATCTCATTCGCTCCGCGAGGACCAACTTTCGACTTCGCCGTAGCGAGACGGATCGATCCACGTTTTACTTTCTTGAAGCCGAACGTGGTAATCTTCTCCACTCGTGCTCGGACAGTCTTCAGTTTGTTCTTGGCGAAGTGCTGCGACCGCC